CCGCTGCTCTCGGTCGCCGAGGTGATCATCTCGACATCCGGTAACTCGGTGTCGTCGCCGCGCCAATTACAGAACCCCGCCTCGCCGACCGCGTTACCCGTGCCGGGGTGCTGCCAACCATACGAGGCGTTCAACTGCCAGAGCCGGCTGAATCGGTAGTCGCACTCGATCTCGATCCTGTTCGTCTGCGAACTCAGGTCGGCCAACTCGACCGTAAGCGATCCGTATACCGTAGAGCCTTGGCCGAACTCGAAGGCAGGAACCACCGAAAGCCATGACGTGACGCGGAGAGCACCATATGGCGAACAGTCCAAGCTCCCGGTAACGCTGGTCAAACGCTCCTGGGCGTAGTCCCACCGCGAGCGCCCATCGACCGGCTCGAACACATCGGCGGACCAGGCGCCGCCGACCAGGGCGTCGACGGCCGCAATCTCCATGGCCTCTACACGCTGCTGCAACTGGTCCGTGCAACTGACGTCCAGGACGCGCCGAACAGGATTCCAGGCTGGCTGCGTAACCCTTCCCGTAAACCGCCGGCCCTGACTCAGCTCACCCGCAGTCTCCGTTGCGTAGTCGATGGTTACGGTTCGACCAATCCAGTCCGTAGGGACAACAGGGCCGTCGCCGAGATAGATCGAAAAGGACGCGACGCCAGCCGCCCCCTCTTCACGATCGACCTCGATCTCCCCGGTCAGGAGCGGCGTAACGTCGTCATCGCCAACGCGCACGATTGGGCGCCATGTGAAAGCGTAGCCAGGGATGATCGGCTCAGGACCAGGCACAGCGGAGTGAGCGGCAGAGTTCAGCGCAGCGCTATTGAGCGGTCCACCGTTGAGCATCAGATTTCCTCAGCGACAATTTGCCAGGTCCGGCTGTTGTTCGAAGAATCAAGAGCCTCAGGAGGGATGGACGCGAAGACGTGGAACAGCGGCCACCACTCGACGCGGTAGAGTTGCGCGCCTGGGATCTCCGACGCAGTTACCACCTGGCCGGCGGACGACACGTCCGTTCTGACCCACTCACGCCCGACCAGCGCCAGCCCCCACGGACCGGCGTCCGGCCGAACCTCTCCAGGGATTGTGAATACTCGGTCGGCGGCAGTACGGCCGGAAATGCCAAGCGACGCATTGCATCGCAGCTCCAACGGGTTGTCGAAGTCGAGTCCAAGCATCCCCGTGCCGATCCATCCTGAACCGCTGATGGTGATTGCCGTCTTGCGCCAGTGCGTCATCTGTACTGCCGCACCTCCGCTGAGCCTCAATCGCTCGACGCCGCCATCTACAGCTTGGTACTGACACTGAGGGGCGCCGCCGTGTATCACGATCGGTACTCCCCCAAGCATCACGTTCGGAATGATCATTCCCAACTCCATAAAAAAGCCCGCGCCAGGCGGGCTCGGTCATTTTGGGCGTGTCCGCCCGAACTTCGAGGCGGCCTTGCGTATATCTCGGAGCGTGTCGTGTGTCCCGAAAACTGTGAAACCGGCATCGTCTCCGCCCAGGTTGAGGGTCAGCGAACCCAGGTTTTGCATGGCTGCCGGCGGATTCGCCTGCTGAAGCGCCGCGGTCGGAATCTCGGGTATCTCGGGGAGAGTTCGTTGATACCTCTGCGACATCTGCAGCGACTGCACTGCGTTGAAGATGCGCTCTCCTCCGCGCATCATCATCAACTCCGGCCCGCGCTCCCCAACCCACGCCATGCCAGGGGGAGCGCTCTGCGTACCAGTGGCAAACCCGGGTATCTTGGGGGTGATGCTGGGCACGCCAGGCAAGCCCATCTCCGGAGGCGGAACCAGCGTGATAGGTATCACGAGTTGCTCAGCCAGGCCGGCGGCGATGTCGGCGACCTGTTGCTTCAAGGTCTCCGCGCTTTCGAAGTCCATTCCGAACGACACCTCGACGTTTTGCACAGCCTTGATGCGCTCCTCGAGGTCGGCCAGGTTCAGGCGGTTGACGTCATCCGCAGCCTTGGCATTACCAGCCTCTACCTCTGCGGCCTTGTTGGCGATTCGCTCCACCTCCTTGGCCACGCCTTCGAAGCCGTAGCTGTTCGCGCCAGCATCCTTCAGTTGCTGAAGGATCTGCAGCGCGCGGCGCGCCTCCTCGATCGCCTTTTGGTTGTTGCCGGCGGTCAGCGCGTTCCGAGCCGAGGCCTGGGCCGCAGTGGCATCACCGAAGGTCTGCGTTCCGGAGGCGGGCGTCGCCTGGATACCCTTCACCAGGTCGGCAAACTCCTTGCGGACATCTGCCTGGCGCGAAAGCGCGTCGTTGAGGTTCTTGGTGGACTGCTCAAGTAGGGCCTTGGTCCGAACAACCTCAGACTGGAGATCAGCGACGTTCTGATCCCGAGCCCGCTTCAGGGCATCGTTCTGGCGCTTCACGATCTGCTCTTGACGCGCCTTCTCGGCGGCGAGGGTGGCCGTGAGGCTGCCCTCGCCCTTTTTCACCAGCGTATTCGCCGTGTTGATCCCCTTGGCAACATCGTTCAACTGGTTCGCAACCCAGTCGACGATGCCTGTTTCCTTCGCTCTGCGCCCCCAATATTTCTGGGTTTCGGAAAAGATCCGGTTCAGCCCCGCGCCGATCTCCGGCGCAAACGAAGCCATCTCCTCGCGGAGCTTCGGAAGTTCCTTCCGCAGCGCGATAACGATCTGCTCCGAGGTCAGTTCACCGGCGGCAGCCATCTCACGAAGCCGGCCAACAGTCACCCCGAAGGAGTCCGCCAAAGCGCCAGCAATTCGATCCGAGGACTCCAGAACGGTATTGAACTCTTCGCCCCGCAGGACACCACTGGCGATGGCCTGGGAGAACTGGGTAATGACCGAGGCCGACTCCTCGGCAGATGCCCCACCAATTTTCAGGCCAAGGGATACCGCCTCTACGGTTTCGAGGGCGGCGCGCTGATCCATGCCCGCATCCCGCAGAGGGCGCTGCAACCGCGAATAAAGGCCGATGAGGTCGCCGACATCGCCCTGAACATCATCAGCGATACGGTCGAGTTCGATCTGCGCGGTGTTGAACTCTTCCTGCGAGCGGGTTGCCAGGCGAAGCCTGGAATCAAGCCGGCCAACAGTGTCGGCCCCGTTCGCTAGCTTCGCCGTTGCAGCGCCTACCGCGGCGGCGAGACCTGCAACCGCCAGTGCCGGGCCGCTCCCGCGGAGAGAGCCGATGCTCGACAGCCGCGAGCCGGCACCAAGCGAGTTGAGTTCGCTCTTGGTCTCCGCGATCTGCTTCTTGAGCGCCCGCTGCGCAACGGCAAGCTCCCTTGTGGACAGCGTTCCGCTGGACCGAAGCATGCGATATTGCTGGTTCAACTGCCCGATGGCAGCCTGCAGTTCGCGCACCCTGGCTACTCCCAGGGTGCTACGCGCTTGCTCCAAGTTGTAGCGGCGCTGCTCGATCGCGCTCTGCTTGATCGCTGCCGCCTGTTGCCGGAGGCTGGTGGTGGCCGCATCATTCCGGCCAGCCTGGAGGTTTCGATCCAGCTCCCGCTGGAGCCGCTGCCGTTCGGATGTCAGGCTCCTCGTATCCAGCCCGGCCTGCTTCAACTCCCGGCGCATCGCGGAAAGCCGAGCTATCTGGACCGTCTCTGCCCGCTCCAGGCTGCGCAAATCCGAAATGGAGTCCCGGTAAGCCTGCTGCAATTCGCGGCTTGGCCTGATCGTCGATGCCAGTTCGTTGCCGAGCGTGCGGATCTGCTCGCGCGCCGAGCGCGCCTGGCGTTGCGTGTCCTCAAGGGTGCTTTCGAGAGCAGTGAAATCGTTTAAACGCTTGAGAGGTTGCGCGACCTGTCTGACCAGTTCGGCGTATTCCTTGCGGAAACCTGACACCTCGCGCAGCGCATCATCGAGGTCAGCAGTCAGCCGGATCTTTACGTCAGCCATTTCATTCAGCCTTCAGCGCGGTCAAGAACAGCGACCAGGGATATTCAAGGACGTGGTGATGCCCAAGCCTCACCAGAACGCAAATGGCGCGCTCCAAACTCCTCAAGGCTTGTCGCGGAGTTTCAAGAGACGGCCCAGCATTCCGAAAAAATGCGGGTTCACCTCTTTACATGCATCCCGCAACTTGGCGAGTTGGCTCGGCCGGAGATCGTTAATTTGGCTCTCCGTAACCGACGTCATCAGGCACAGATCGGAAAGCCTGATATCTTCGAAGAGAGCATTACTGACGAGGTCTTGGTCACTGACCTCTTGCATTAGTTTTCGAACATCCGCAACGCTAAGTTCACGCACGGTAAGCTCAACGCCATCAATATCAACAACCCTGCTTGCTGTAAATGTTGACATTTTCGACTCCATAAAAAACAAAACCCCGCTAATGCGGGGTTTCAAAGCAGAATTTTCTATTTCACATAAAGCGAAGAGAGCCCCGCCAAGAACCCACCAAACACAGCAAAAAGCCCAGCAACAATAAATGAAACTATAATTATCGCCGGAATTGCAGCAATTGACGCTTTAACCATAAAGAAAACCATTGACCAAAAGCCCATTTTGAAGTCAATCACTACAACTGGACTTGCTCCTTTATAGTTCATGACAACATTTCTAGCCTCAGGATGTAGCTTAGAGAGATTGCCCCATGACATGGGGTCAGACCTCTGACTGGCCTGACGCTCGGAATACTCTTGGTAATTAGTTCCACACTTAGGGCACGAGTCAGCGCTTTCTGTGATTTCTCGCATAGTCGGTTCATATGCGCAGTTTGGGCATTTCATAGCCGTCCTCCCTGTATGATGAAGAGGACTTTAGCATCACTGCGCCAGCATCAAAACCTAGCACATAGCCGGGCTCTGGTAGTGACAATGACAGATCGGAATCAGAGATTGCTCGCCTGGCGTCCCTGCCGGGCATGAACGGCGTCACACCGTCGCCAGTTCCTTCTTGATGTTGAAGTACTTCGATTTTCCAGCGCCGACCTTGGTCGGGTCCATCAGCACCTTGGCAGTGGCCTCGGCGGCCAGGAAGTCTTCGGTGTTGATCCAATCCTGCTGGCTCGACGGGTTCAAGCGGCAGAGGAAGTAGCGCGCCTGGATTCGGCGCTGGGTACCGGCGGCGTTCTCGCCCTCGAAGAGGAATTCGAACGTCTTGCCGCTGTTGGTCAGCGCCTCGATCACATCGACGGTGGCAGACTTGTAGGTCACCTTGATCGGTGTGGCCGCAGAGATCGCGCCCCCTTCAACGATTTCGAGGCCGGCTCCGGTCATGTTCCAGTCGTCGAACTCTTCGTAGGTCGTGGTGCCGTCCTCGCTCTTCACGCTGGTGATCTCCAGCGGCATGAAGTCGAGCGCGATCGTGCCTCCCGGAACGGCGATGTGCGCTTCGTCGGTGTGGGTGGCAGAAGGAACGTTGGTGGCGTCGCCCCACATCAGGGCCGCCAGCATCGAGGTATGCAGTTCGCGGAAGTTGATCCCCAAGCCGACCGAGGAGATGCGCGATACCGAGTCGTACTCGCCGCCCTGCGGAGTGGTGGTGTCGGGGAGCGTGATCTCACTGCTCTCGATGGTCTGCTGAATGGTGGATACCAGACCTACTTTCTTGAAAGGCCCTGTAGTCCCTGCCTCGCGTGCCTTCAGCCAGCCGCCGATCACGTACGTCTCTTTCTCGATAGCCATATCAGGCCTCCTTCTTGATCACGCCTTCGCGGCGCAGGAATTCAACCTGGTCAGGGCTGACGTTGATCTTTTCGCCGGCCGCCTTCTCCTTGCCCTGGTGCCAATGCACCTTGGCCAGGGTGACCTCGACGGCCTTGTTCAGCGCAGCCGGCGGCGCGGCGTCGACCGAGGCCGGCACCTGGGGATCGCTCTTCATGGGTTACGCCTCGATGATGGTTTTCAGATACACAGGGATTCGAATCACGGCAGCGGCCACTCCATCGCCCGGCGGGTACGGCTCAGGCGCCCCCAACGTCAGCCCGGTAATGCCGCGCTCTCGGGGCAGCCAGCGCAGGAACTGACCCTTGGGGGCAGGCATCAGACACGCCAGAAGGTCTAGCTGTAGGTCCTCCAGAGCCTCCTCATAGTGGTCATACCCACCTTGCACCGCGCCTACCACGTCGAAGCCGCGATGGAAGCGAACGGCGGCATCAAGATGCTCCGGCGGCTGCTCCTTGCCCGGCTGGACGACAATCAGCGGAAAGCCCTCATGCCGCTCCTTGACCAGCTCGTTAAACCACCCAGAGAGCACGCGAGTGCCCGCGTCCGTCCGGTATCCCTGGTTTGGCGTGATGGTTTGCAGGCGCGCCAGCAAGGCCAAGCGACCGATCGTGAGCACGTTCGGCTTCATGCTTCCTCCTCGATCGTTGCTGCCGTCAGCAACCAACCGTCGTTCGCAATGAGCTTTTCCACGAGATAGCGCGACGACCCGATGACGAAGAGGTCGCCACGCGATGCCGTGGGAACGTCCTTCGCCAGCCAACTGATCCCAACCTTGTCCGTGATGAAAACCCCATCAGGCCCCTCGTAGGTGAGGTTTCGGTCGACCTGCAGCGGTATCCCCTTGATCGGGGGGCGGCCGATGCCGCGGAACTCGCCCACGGCATCAGATAACCGCTCTTGCCCACGCTCGTGGAGCCGTTGGATCAGCCGGCCAAAACGGCCCGGCGCGCTCATTGTTGGATCAGCATCGCCGACGCGAAGCCGTCAACGGTGGGCTCGGTGATCTTGCCGAACGCCACCGAGTCGGCAGTGGCAGCAGCAACCAGCTCCCCATCGAGCACGCTGCACTTGGCGCCCTGGGTCAGGCCAGCGGCAGCAGGCAGGCTCCAGACGCCGCCAGTTTTTCCGGCGAACGGCTCGCCCGCGGCGGCATCTACCAGCGGCACCACCACCAGGTCTCCGATCACCGCAGGTACGCCGGACTGAACGCCGCCAGCGGGCGCAATGAGAGTCAGGACGTTGCCGTCCTCCACATAGTTCTTCGCCATGGTTGATTCTCCTAATGGCAGAAACAGAAAGCCCCGCTAGGTGCGGGGCTCGGGAGTTGGCGCCGATCAGGCACCGTTGGATTTCTGCAGCCCGCGGAAGTCCAGCGGCGCCACGCCAGCGTCGATGCGCACCTTGCTGGCCACGCCGTCGACAGTGAAGCCTTCCTGTTGCTCCAGGTACGGGGTATCGACGCCGTCCAGGTAGGCCACTTCGATGGTGTCAGAGCCTTTCTTGGCAGCCATGTACCAGGCGGTCGCCGAGGCATCGTCCAGGCGCGGCTCGCCGATCACCTGCGCGAATGCGCGAATCGGGTTAACGATGCCGCTATTGACGTCGGCGCCCGGCACGGACTCGGAGTTGATGATCTGGTTGGCCTTGTCCTCGAGTGCCACCGGAGTCAGAACGAAGCCCGGACGGATGTTGAGGGTGCGCCCCTTGCCCTTCTCTACCTGGGCTTTCTGGGTAGCCATCTGGGTCTTGGCCTTGCTCAGGCTGTCGATGGAAAGCGCCGAAGCCGCGCCAGTGAGCAGGTTGCTGTGGTCGGCATGGAACAGGGCCTTGCCATCGCTCATCGCCGGGTTACCGGTCAGAACCGCATAGACCAGGTCGCCGATGGTGGCCTTGGCCGCCTGGCCCAGCTTGAACGGGATATCCGAGAGCATCTGCAGGTCGTCGTTGATGATCGCCTGACGGGTGATGCTGAACAGCTCTCCGTAGGTAGCCAGGATGATCTGCTCGCCGCGCTCGCCAAGGGTGACGTACTTGTACTCGGCGCCCTCACGCACCTGACGCAGCGAGGAAAACTCGCCCAGCCCGACGCGGCGCGCCGGCTTGAAGTCAGTGAGAATGCCGGGCTTGGTCCACAGCGGGAAGGTTTCTTCGGCCTCTTCCCAGCCCGCCAGCACCGACTTGTTGGCGACGTCCAGAAGGATCAGGCCGAAGTCGCTGGAAGTGTGGGTGAAGGCCAAGCCGACCATTTGCGGGGCGTTGAGCGAGGCCACGCCGACCCCGCGATCGACCAGCGAGGCACGGGCCAGTTCGCGGAGCGTCATGCCGTTGTAGGCGTTATCGGCCTGGCGCTCGCCGCGACCGATGCGGGCCAGCACGCTCGCGCGCACCGAGTCGCCCACCAGGTTGCCGTTGCCGGCATGGATGTGGGCGCCAGCGCCAGGGGTGGCGGCCGGCTTGGTATCGGCGCCAATGGCAGCCAGCAGCTTCTCGCGAGCCTGGTCGACGGTGATGGTCATGTCGTTCAGGCAGGTGGCGAGCAGTTCGGCGTGGCCGCTGGCAAACGCGCCGAAGGCAGCAGTGATTGCGCTGCGGCGACCAGATTCCTCGGCGAGGATGCGGGCGCGAATATCGGCCTCGGTTGGGGCGGCGGCCACGGGAGCCGCCGGCGCGGCCGGTGCCGGAGTCGGCGCGGGAGTGTTGGTCGGCGCGGCGGGGGTCTGGGCGCGCGGGGCCAGTAGAGTTTTCAGAGCTTCGGGCATGTGGGCGAACTCCTGCATGCGTTTGGAGGAAAGGTGAGCGGCCGCTTGCAGCGGCTCAGTGAGCTGGTCGGCGAAACCGGCAGCGACGGCCTCTCGGCCATTCATCCAGGTCTCCTCCTTGAGGAGCGCCTTGATGTCGTCGGCGGACTTCCCGGTCTTGTTGGCGTAGGCCATGACCAGGGTGTCCTCGACCTTGTCGAGCAGTTCGGCATAGCGGCGCATGTCGTCCGCATCGCCGCCCTGGATGCCCCAGGGCTTATGCACCATCATCATGGCGTTCTCGGGCATGTAGATGGTGTCGCCGGCCATGGCGATGACCGAGGCCATCGAGGCCGCCAAGCCATCGATGTACACGTCGACGCTGGCCGGGTGGTTGCGCAGCAGGTTATAGATCGCCGTCCCCTCGAAGACGTCGCCGCCCGGGGAGTGGATGTGCAGGTTGATCTTGTTCAGGTCGCCCATTGCCTTGAGGTCTCGAGCGAACTGCAGCGCGGTGATGCCCCAGACGCCGATCTCGTCGTACAACAGCACCTCGGCGACGCCGCGACCGGCAGCCTTGATGCTGTACCAGGACTCATGCGGGGCGTTGGCCTCAGTCAACGCCGCCGCCATCGGCAGCATCAGGCTTTTATGGATCAGGGTTTGATGGCTGCCCATCGGCGCCTCCATTGTTGCTCTCGTTGGGGAAATCCGGCCCAGGCACGGGTAGGCCGGCGCCGTATCTGTTGACGAGCTCGCGAGCCTCGTCGGCGGTAAGCATCTTCCCGACGCCCAGGTACACCTTCTGCACCGCCTCAACCGGGTCCATCCCGGACTTGACCAGTTGGTGGTAGGCATCCGAACTGAAGACCAGGCCGGCTGCCCGGTTCGCCTTGATCTCCGTCTCACGCGACTTCTTCAGCTCGCGCGGATCTCGACCACGAGCGCGGGCAACTTCCGCCTCATCGGCGAAGCCGGCCTTGACCAGCAACTCCCATGCGTTGGCCTCATGCATCGGGTTAATCCATGGCATGACCGGCCCCTGGTAGACCGCCGCGTAGAGAGTGCGGTGATCAACGTCGGCGGGCAGGCGCTCCTTCCGAGCCAACAGGTACATCTGCAGCCAGGACCGATAGACAGGCCGGCACCAGTAGTCGATGAACTCGTGCTGCAACAGGTCGTAGCCCAGCCAGCCCTCGACCAGTTCCTGGCGCTGTGCCGAGTAGGTGCCGTCGTAGGCCCTGGACACCGAGGAGTAGGTGCTGCGAGTGCCAGCGCCGATCATCCGCAGTTGGCCGTTGCGGAAACCTTCAAGGAAGGGGTTCGGCCGGTTGCTCTCGATCATCCCGACGTCTTCACCTGGCTCGAGGTCGTCGAAGACCATGCCGGGGGCGATGGGGATCGTTCGGTTCTTCCGGTCCTTCCCGGGCTCCACCGTGTAGCTGTCGGGGTTACCCTTCTTGATATACATCGCCAGGGCAGCACTGATGCGCGCCGCCACCCGCTCGCTCTCCTCGTAGTCCTTCAAGTCGGCAAGGCGGATCAGCACTGCGTGCAACATCGGCACGCCTCGGTTCTGGCCGATCCGCTTGCGGTAGGCGATGTGGATGATCCGTTCCGCTTCGACGCGCTTCACCGCCAGGCTGCCGCCCAGCGTCTGCAGGTTGCCGGGGTGATCCTTGAGCAGGTGATAGGCCCTTTTCCGGCGCCAGGTGTCACGCTCGATACCCTGGACAATGCCTTTCGACAGGTTGTTGTAGCTGAAGGGCAAGTAGTCGGGCTCCAGCAGCTCCAGGGCAAAAGGCACCGACGTGGCAAACGTGTAGTTCGGGACTCGTCCCATCAACTTCTGCGCCAAGCCCTCGCCATCGCGCAACCAAGTGCGGCACATCAGCCGCTCTACCTGGGGCCGCGTCAGCTCACCAGAGGTCTCCGGCGAGAGAGACCACTCGGCCCACGCACTGCGGATTTCCATGGCCAACTCGGCATGCACCGAGCCATCCAGGCGCAGCGGCAGCGGTTCCACGCCGATGCCACTACCGCCCACCACCCTCTCCTCGAGGCGATCGAGCAAGCCGGTAACCAGATCGTGATCTTCGTCCAGTTTCCGGCACTGCTCTCGCATGGAGACCGCAGACTTCTGTAGCGAGGTGTCGGCGCCCAGCGGTTGACGCTTGGCCTTGTGGGTTCGCCCTGGCCTGGCAGCCTCATACGCCTGGATTGCCTCGCGGGCGGCCAGGCGCCGAGCCACCAGGTCGGGGGCCCAGGGTTTCAGTAGACGATCGATCAGGTTCATCAGCAGAACTCCGCCAGCGCCGGGCCTGGTCGGCGACCGGCGGCGCGGTCCCGATCTGCCGCCGCGCGGCGCTCCCACTCCCGGCGTCCGGCGCGGATCTTCTCAATATCCTCCATGGTGTGGGTGCGTCCGTTGAAGATCACCGTCCGCCCTTCGAGCACGGCGGCCTCGGCCTCCAGGTATTTGTCGAGCATCTGCTGCGCTGTCAGAGCCATGGTCCGCTTCCAGTGTTGAGCCAGCCCCGAGAGGTGCTGGCATGGTTTTCGTTCGAGGGTTGCTGTTGGGCGACCTGCTCCGGCACGGGATCAACGCGCGCGCGCTCAAGTTGGTCGAGGTCGAGGCCGAAGCGCTGCTGGCTGATGCGCAGCGCGGCAAGGGCGTACACGAAGCAATCCAGCGCCTCATTGCGGCGCCCGCCGGAGTCCCATCGCAGGACGCGAACACCCTTCGCCATCACCGGCTTCTTCTTCTCGGCGGTGATCTGCTTCACTTCGTCCTCGTCGCAGATGTCGCTGTCGATCGGGAAGTGCACACAGCCGGGCGTCGGTTGCCACGGGATGGGAACATCAATGCGCAGGCGGCTGTAGATCAGTTCCTTCGCATTGTCGGTACCCAGTTCGGTCTTGTAGACCTTGCGCTTGCGCCGCTTCGGGAAGTTGGCGATTGGCTTGCCGTATGTGCTCGCCCCGAAAGTCGGAACCACCCAGTGCACGCCATGCTTGACGCTCTCGGCCTCTACCTCATCGGCATAGTGGCCGCCGGCATCCCAGCACCAACGCTCGACACGCATTGGAACGCCGTCAGCCCGAGTGAACTGCCGGTGAATTTCCAAGCCGACCTTACGCCGCAACTCCTCACTGGCCGGATCGCCGGTCAGAATGAAACGGTGAACAAGCCATGCCTCCTCGCCAAGACCGAAAGCCCAAACGCGGCCCTCGTAGCGGTCGTCCTGGGTGTCGATTCCACCCATCAGGACAAGCGCTTGCGGCGGCACCTTCGGGTAGTTCTCGCGGCGGGCATAGAGCGTCTGCCACTCCACGCGGTCGCCCTGCTCCTCTTCCCACACCTCGCCGCGCGTGGTGTTGATGAAGGTAATCAGCTTCTCGCGGTCGCCCTTGACCTTGAGCCACTCGTCAACCAACGACACCCAGGTCGTCCAGGTGCTGTAGATCGCCCAGCAGTAGAAGCTGACCGAGCGCGGCGTGCGGATCGGCTCGTTGTCTGGGCCGAACCAGTCGATGCTGTCGCGCGTCCAGATGCCGGTCTCGTCGCAGATCCAGCGGCCTTTAGCCTGGGCCACCACCATGTCGCGGTGTTCAAAACAGGCTGCACAGTGCTCGCAGACGTACCAGGCGCGCTCGGCCTCACCCAGCTCGTTCTTTTCCCACTTCAGGCCGAACTCACAATCCTTTCCGCCAAACTTCAGGTGCTGTTCCCGCTGACAGTGAGGGCAAGCAATATGCAGGCGCAGCCGGTGCGGAGACTCTTCCGCCGCCTTAGTAATCTGGCAACTGCCAGCGACCCCAGGCGTAGACCCCCGGATAGACTTCGGGTAGACCGCACCGTCCAGGCGCTTGTCACCTAGGAATGTCGGCGAGCCTTCGCCCTCGACGTCGGCGTCGAACTTCGACAGTTCGTCGTAGATCACCTCGTCGGGCGACTTCTCCCGGTAGTTCCGGGAGGCCTTGCCACCGCGGATCCAGAGGTTGCGGCGGTTCGCGAACACCTTGTTGTCCAAGGTGTTGTCGCTGTGCTTCCGACCGAACCAGGGCGCCAGTTCCAGCATGACCGGCACGTCGCGGATCAGGCCATTGACGTGGCTCTTGCTGATGTCCTCGGCGTCCGGGTCGGTCGGACTCCACATCATCACGTTGCGGCGCTTGTGCTGGATCTTGTAGCCGATGTTGGCCAGCAACAGCTTCGTGTAACCGATCCGAGCCGACTTCACGAAGTTGACCACTCGAATCAGGTCGTTGCCCATCGCGTTCAGGATCGCGATCTGGAAGGGTGCGGTCTTCCAGCGGCCCTCGTTGTAAGAGGACTCGGCCGACATGTAGAAATGCTTGTCGGCCCACTCCACCGCCGTCATCGGCGGCTCTTTGAACATTCCCTGCAAACCCAGCTTGACCGCAGTGCGCAGATCACTGATCCAGGGTTGCAAGGTACTCATCAAGGATTCCCGGGATGTCGTCGCTGAACTCAGCGGAAAGGTTTCGCGCCAAGGCGATCTCCCGCTCGAAGGACTCCATCACCAAGGGATCAGCATCCGGGTGGCGGCGACTGACCGTTTTGCAGACGGTCTCCAGCGCCGAGCCAATCTTGGCGGCGATCTTCGCCAAGGCGAAAGTGGCGAACGGGACCGGGACCAGGAGCTTGTCCTGGATCTGGTTCTTCTGCTCTTGGGCGTAGGCCTGGGCCTTGGTGAGCCGGAGTCGCTCCTGTGTCAGCTTGGCTTCAGCGTAGGGATCGAGACCTTCCGGTAGCTCCCCCTCAGGTTGTTGTTTCCGAGCGGCGTGCTGGATGCGGTTTTCGACCACATCCGCCACCGTGTAGAAGGCCTCTCGACCTATTCGCTCGATTGGTTGAACGCCCCATTTATCAAAGGCTTGCGGAGAAATCCCGAGGCTCGCGGCCATCTCGGACTTGTTCAACCATCCGCGCTGTTTGGTTGTTTCGTTTTTGCTCATGACTAAACAACAACCAACCTCCGAAAAATGGTCATACATATTTGGCGCGCGGGGCTCGAATTACCCTCTGACGGGGGCCCCTCCGGGAGGACCCGCCAAATTTTCAAACTTGTGCTGGACAACAAGAATTCGCACCACTTTGGTGCACCCGTCAGCGCCTCGCGGCGAACCGAGCAGCCACGCCGCGCATCGCCACCTCGAACTCACGCGGCAGGTTCTCGTCGGCGTACTGCTGCGCGATCTCGAAGAAGCTCAGCCGGCGGCGATACGAAGGGCGTGACACGAAGGCCATGATGATCGAGACGGCATCCCGGCCTCGGCCTGTGCGCTCAGCAATGCCAATGGGCTGGCCCTTGCGGGTCATGACGAAGTAGCGGCGAGCATTACCCTTCGCCCTGCTCCGTCTGCTATCGGTCGCGTTCGCGTTGTACCCGGCCTGAGTGAATCCGCGGATGCCGCTCAGCGCTCTGGTCACTTGACCCCGCCTGATGTTCCCGTAGCGATCAAGATCAGCACCGGCGCCAGGCACCACGTACTTACCTTCGGGCAGGATCCCCTTGGCCCTGAGCTGAAGCTCGGCCGGCTTGTTCCGACGCGGCCCACCGTAGACCTCGGGGGCAATCCACACCGATGCAGGCTGCGCCCCGTCCGCTTCGTCCTTGAACCAAACCCGCGCTTCGAGCCGGTCTTTCCTGGCTGGCACCATGCGCAGGCTGTTCAGGGTGTACGGGGTCGGGCGGTCGAACACGACACGCATCTCGTCGCGCAATCGATCCATCAGGCCTTGCGCGGTCCGCGTAAGCGCAGTGGCTGTCGCGTAAGGAATCTGCCGCTGCTCAAGCTCAGTCAGGTCGGCGAGCTGCTGCTGGAACCCTTCTGGCTTGATGCTGATCATCTTCGGCAATACCTGGGCAGGCCGGCGATATGCTTACGCAACGCCGCGATCATCAGTTCGCGCCGCTCGACTCCGGCTCGGAGATCAGAAACAACCTGTCCATCAGCGGCAGCAAGGACGGCTCTTCCTGCATCAGCGCTGCCGGTGGCTCCGGGAGTCTGGTGCACTCCGCCTGCGGGGCAGCGGGCTTTGACGTACACGACGCGAGCACCAGTGCCGATAGCATCGCGGCGCAATTGGCTTTCTTCATGGGAGGCCTGTAGTGCTGCTTGGTAGGTTCGGGCCAGGGCATCGGTCTGGACCTGCGCCTGGGTTTCGCGCTGGGCCTGCTGGGCCATGGCGGTGATCGTCTCAGCGGATTGCTCGACGGCGGCCTGCAGGTCATCACGCTGGGCGGTCACGTGATCGAGGCGCCAGAACACAAGCGCGCCTACCAGGGCGACCACCAACCACGGGGACAATTTCATCATGCAGCTCCACACCACCCGCGCCCGTTTGCGACTCTTGCAACCTGGGAAGCGCTGATACCAAAGCGACGAGCGAGCTCTGCCTTGTTCCCGGGCCTTCCTGCCGTACCCCGCCAAAACTCGTTTCGGATCTGCTCTACATCCTGCGCAGATAGGCGAGCCGAAGGATTACGCCCTCCCTCAAGAATCGTTCCATGAACGCGGCGGTGATCGGAGTTCTCCTGATATGTCGCCCATACCAGATTGTCTGGCCGGTTGTTTGTCGGGTCCGGGTCAGGGAAATGGGCGGCACACCCCTTTCCTGCCGGCGGCTCGCCGTGGAAAGCGAGACATACCAGGCGGTGAACGCCGAACCACTTGCGAACTCCGTTAAGCCTTAGCCCGACCTGCAAATGCCCATACCTGCCTTTGGGGTGGGCCTTAATGGGCCCGCCCTTTCGGCGTACGCGGCCCCATCGCCCACTTTCCAGCTCTCGATCAAGAGCACGGATGTTTCCCAGGGAAGATGCCTGATAGATCCCTTCCCAGCCCGGGATGTCACGCCAGACTTCCATCAGTCACCTCCAAGCGCTTGGCGAGCCATTGCCAGCCGGGCGTTACGATCCTCGGCCCCGGTGAACGATCCGTTTATGCGGAGGGTGATTTTTTCAAAGCGGCCTTGGTCAGCCAGGTCGTTTAAACCCCGCGACCTCCACCACCACCCCGCGGCGATGGCAGCCCAGGTCCGTTGCTCAAGCAACTCCGGTTGCGCCACCAGTGGCAGCGCCAGGGCGCGGGCGGCTTCGGCGTAGTTGTCGTGGCCCGTAATCATGATCAGGCCACGACCACGGTATCGATACCCATCGCCCGTATCCGGCGACCCGTTGCCCATCCGGTTTGCGTAGACGCGGTTGGCGATGCGCTCTGGCTGGCGGGCGTACTGCTTCGCCTCGGCCGGCGTAAAACGCGTCGGCCAGGTCTTGAGCAGCCCCTCGGCGGAGTAGTTCAGGTTCTCGACCACTCGCTTGATGCTTTGGCTTTCGTGCCCGACCTGAGCCAGGAACATCGCCACCCGCTCAGCCGTGTTGATCTCGAAACGAGCCATGGCGCCGTTGATGTGTTCGACCCAAGTCGAGGCAGTAGCAGCACCGCAGCCGGTAGCGCGGTCGAGTTGATCGGCGGTGATCTTCATTCGCCAGCCCCCCGGCGCGGAAACTTCCAGTCGGCGATCCGATCAGCGAACTCGGCGATCTTCTTCACACCCAGGAAACCGGTGAACACCCCGGCAGCAGTAGCCATGTTCTGCGGAAGGCCAAACCACTCAAGGACCGGAATCAGACCCAAGGTAATCAAGGTGCAGAGCGTTGCCTCGAGCAGCGCCTGGCGCCGCGTTCCACCGCCGTAGATCACCCGGGTCAGCGCGACCACAAATGACAAGCCGGCGGCGTACAGCTGCGGATAGTGCGCAGACAGCCACGCAAGAAGCGCAGCCCAAGTTTCAGGGCGTTCGGG